CACCTCCGCCTGCTGTCCAACTTAAATTACCTGCACCATCTGTTGATAGTACATACCCATTCGTTCCACCTTGAATATGTAAATTAGATACTGAACCTAAATTAATATTAGGTGAAGCACTCATTATAACATTGCTACTTGCAGTCAATACACCATTTATATTAGTAGTGTATAAATTTGCAGTAGTGTTAACTGTTAATGTGTTTGCTATTGAAACAGTAGTTGTATTAATAGTAGGGACTGCTAATACATAACTGAATGGATTGAATGTGAAGTTTGCACTTGCACCAAAAGTACCGGCATCATTAAATTGAACTTCAGTTGTGTTACCACCTGGCGTGCCATTTCCACCGCCGCCACCGCCAACTGCCCAACTTAAATTACCTGCACCATCTGTACGTAAGAAATATCCTGCTACACCGCCACTAATGTGAATATTAGCTACAGTTCCTAATGTTACGTTTGGTGAAGATGTGAAGTTTACATTACCAAGAGAAGTAATATTACCTGTATTAGTTACCGTAACTGCACCTGATAAATTAGTAGTTCCGGTAATGTTTGCATTTAATGCATTAAAGAATTGATTTGCAGTAACATTAGCACCGACAATATTAGCTGTTGCTGTTACATTACCTGAAGTATTTAAATTGAGTAATGTACCAACACTGGTAATATTTGGTTGACTACTTACAGTTACATTACCTGCATAGTTGGCAAAGTTAGCTAATGGACTGTAATTTGCATTTCCTACACCGGTTAAGAATGCACCATTACCAAAATAGAAATTAGCTGTAGCACTGTTTCCTAAATTAGCATTACCTGTTGTTATATTTCCAGTAACACTTAAATTAGCTAATGTACCAACTGAAGTAATGTTTGGTTGAGCATTTGTTGTAACTGTACCTGCTGTATTTGCATTACCGTAAAATCTACCAGTAAAGAAGTTTGCAACAGCACTGTTTCCTAAATTAGCATTACCTGCTGTAACATTTCCTGCAACACTTAAACTAACTAATGTACCTACACTTGTAATATTTGGTTGACTACTTACAGTAACATTACCGGCATAATTTGCAAAGTTTGCGGATGATGCTGATACACCAGTTAACTGACTACCATTACCAAGAAAGTAATTTGCTGTAACATTACCATTAGCATTTATATTAGCAATAGTAATGTTGCCAGAACCAATAAAATTATTAGATACAATATTACCGGATACAGATAAAATATTGTTTATGCTATTATAGGTAAATCCAGCATCGCCGCCAAAGTTACCTTCATCATTAAATTGTACCTGTGTATTTGATCCGCCCGGTGTTCCGTTACCACCGCCACCATTACCACCTGGAGCCCAAGTTAATCTGCCTTCTCCATCAGTTTGTAAAAAGTATCCGTTCTCACCACCGGTAATGATAATATTACCAGTTGGGCCTAAATTTGTTATACCAGTGACAGTTAAACCGTTTAGGGTGGCTATGCCGTTATCATCTATAACTACTATTGGTGGTATGCCTACTGATAATCCACCAACTAAACCAAAAGGTTCAAATGCCATTGTTCATCCTAAATTTATGTGATATATTATTTATCAATAAATCTGAATGAATACCATAGAAAAAAACACCCAGGTGTGCTTTTTTATTAAATAGTTGATGCTTATACGACAGCCTAACAGACCCTTATGCGAACATTGTAATGTATCTTTAGCAAAGCCCAATGGTAAGAGTAAGCACGGCTTTACTAAGTGGCACAAGTACTGTGTTGACTGTGCTAAGGGTGCATATAACAGCAAGTTTGGTTACTTATTACACAAGAAAGATAAGTGTGAGAAGTGTGGTTTTGTACCAGAAGATAAATGTCAACTTGATGTTATCTATAAAGATGATAATAAAAAGAACAAAGATAAACGTAATCTAAAAACGTTGTGTGCCAACTGTAATAGATTGTATCAAAAGAAATTAAAAGAAAAACGTAAGAGTATTTTAGATATCACAAGTGATACTGACTACACACTTTAATAACTTTTTTCTTCTATTATTGTGCTACCCACAAGTTCATTGATTTGTTTTTTAAGACTGGCACGCAAATCGTTTTTAAGATAGACTTGTCTTGCTGTTTCAATGAATTTATTATCAAATCTTTGATTCTTTTCACATTCTCGTTTATAGTTCTCAATGTGCCATAACTCTAAGTTAACACCATAAAGATTAGATTGTAGTGAATCAACATCTATATCAAGACTATCTTTAAGTTCTTCCAATGATTGCAATTCTTTTTCAATGTTGAGTAGCTTATCAACGTCCTTGATAAGATTTGATTTGATTTTCAGAATAGTAATTTTGTCAATCAGTTCACCAACTGATATTGGAGCAAGTACAATCATACGTTTATATAGTACGTATTTTAGCTAGTCTAAAAAATTTAAAAATTGATAACCACATATAACCCATATCAAATTCAAACCAACGACGGCTTAGTTTAGGATTAGCTGGTTCTAAGTGGTGATTGTTATGTAATTCTTCACCACCTATTATAACTCCCCAAGGCACAATATTACGACTATGGTCTTTGGTTTCACCATTGCGATAACCTATCCAATGACCTATACCATTAATGACTCCGGCCGCCCAGAACGGGATCCATATCATTTGTATAGCCCAAATTAGTATACCCCACCAAGAAAAACAAAGTAAATTTATAAGCAATAACAAAGTAATTCCTAAACGACTGTGCTTAGTGTATACATTACGTTCCATCCAATCATCAGGTGTCCCTACACCATATGAGTCTACCATTGTTTTATCTTTGCTAGCAGTATGATATAACAATGCACCTTTGAATAATACATTGTATATGCCATATACGTGAGGAGTATGAGGGTCACCCTCTTTATCACTGTATCTATGATGTTTGCGATGTATCGCTACCCATTGTTTAGTAACCATACCAGTTGTCAACCATAACCAGGCTCGCATAAAGTGACTTAGTATAGGATTGAACTCAATTGATTTATGTGCTTGCCCTCTATGTAAAAAGAGAGTAACACATACTATAGTGATGTGCGTAACTATTAAAGTATATAATATTTCATTCATTAGATATTTATGCCCAACAAAAAAGCACCCCGAAGAGTGCTTGATTGTAACTTCCCATCCCGAGGGTTGATTTTAATCTCTATCGTCACTCATACCTACATAGTATAATAATGTTAAACCATATATTATACACATTAATGGCAATCCATAATTAATAAGCATTGCAGGTAAACGCTCATCAGCTAACATACTATTAACCATAGTAGGATCATTGACAGGTGTTGCCATGATATGTGACATAGTATCATATATTTTATTTAATATTAAGTAAGCACTACCACCTAATACACCTAAACCACCGGCTAGTGTTTTACCCATATTGTTTCCAAAACCTTCAGAAATACCTGAACCAGCATCTGCTTTAGCTAATGCTTCAGTTTTCTTCTTAGCTTCTTCAGCACTTTTACTAGTTTTTAAAATATTAACTAATTCATTTTTGCGAGTTTGTGCTTGTTTATATGCTTGTTGCGCTTTAGGAGATGAAGCTAGAAACTTATCTAATAAGCCTGATACTTTTGATTGTAACCATTCTCCAATACTCTCATCAAGCTGTTGCTGTTCACTTGCTTCATTGATAAGGTCTATGTAATTTCTAAATAGGGCTGTGCTCATAAATATTCCTTTAATATATTTAGTCTATCCAACAAAAAAGGCTCCGAAGAGCCTTTTTTAGATTTCCAAATCTCAAAGATTTGATTATTGGAATGTCAAGTTTTGAACTGCGATTTCACCAACGTAATCAGCCGCATTACCGAAAGATGATGCAGTGTTAGTTAATTCGATGTAACCATAACGTGTCATAAATGATACGACTGGTTCGAATGTTGATGGATCTAGAACAACTCCACTGCTCATCAATGGAATGTATGGGCAATAGAATGCTGCCGCGTCAGTTTCGCTTGAGCCTTTATAACCAACTAATACTGGTGTAGTATCAGGAGCATAACTGTCAACGAACACACGCATAGCGCCGTTCAATGTACCAACGAACTTAGTGTTAGTTGGAGCTTCGAATGTACCTTCTGTTGTACGAGCAAAAGCACTAGTAGTTGCAGATTGCAATACTGTTAATGCGGCGCTAGAAACAACAGCCCAGTTACCTGCGCCACGACGTGTACGTTGGGCGATCAAGTTAGCAACACGGTTGATTAGAACAGCTAAGGCAGCGTGTTCGTCACCAACGTAAGTAGCTGTACCTGATACAGTAGCTTGGTTGTATGTGTACTCAGTTGTAGCTAAAGTACGTAGAGACAATAGAATCTCTTGGTCGATCTCAGCAGTAATTTCTTGTGCTAGAGCGGCCATGATTTCTGCTTCAACGTCAATACCATGTTGGCTTTGAGCGTCTTGGGCAGCTTCAAATGTCCAACGTGCTTGCAACTTACGTGACTTAGCTTCAACAGCTTGACGCAAGATTTGAACGCTGATCTGACGACCGCCGTTACCTTCAAGAGCCGCAGTGTTGTTACCTGTGTAACCTGTTGCAGTTGCATCGTTAGATGGCTGACGTGAATATGCTTGAGCAATAGTGAATGGGCTCAACGCTTCTTGACCAGCAGTAACGCTAGTTGCGGCAGCAGAGTTGTCCACTAAATTTTGTGCATAACGTACACGTAGTGTATGAATCTGACCCACTGGGCCAGTCATTGGCTGAACGCCAACCAACTCGTTAGCAATAACAGTTGGCATAACACGACGGATAACTGGAAGAATCACACGGTTTAATGTAGCGATATTACCAGATGTGGTTGTTCCTGCTGTAGATTCAGCAAGTAGTTGTTTCTTAGTATTTTCTAAGATAACACCCATAGTTGAGCGGCGAGTGCCCTTTAAGCCTTCTAACAGAGCTTCCTTGGTCTCGTCCCAACGGCTTTCTAATAGAACTTTTGACATTTATATTTCTCCTAATCTATGTCTTTTTTTATAGCCCTGCTAAACGCTTGAGGTCAATAACATTATTGTTATCATAGACTTCAACTTCTTGTTTGGCAGATTTATCACCAGTTACTTCTGTGATACGTGATTCTGTTAGTGAGGCTTTTTGAGCCTTTTTATCAGATCCAGTATTCAAAACTGCTGGTAGATACTTGTCGAAAGTAGCTTGCAATTTATTTGTTTGCACACTTTCTAGTAAGCTTTGCATTGTCGTTGCTTTTTCCTCATTTAGAGATCCAAGCAAATCACCCATCAATTTTTCACGTTGATTAGATTCTTTGATAATGCGTACTTCACGTTCTTTTGACTCTACTAATTTCTTAGCATTGTCGATTTGTTTTTGTGATTCGGCTAATTGTGCTTCTTTTTGAGCTAATGCGGACATTAGCTTACGTGTTTCTTGTTTCTCACTTAGGTGAGTAACACTGAATTCACTTGCGAAACTTTCAAAGATACGGCGACCAAAGTTATTTTCTTTAGCAACTTTAATATCTTCTTTCAATTGGCTCATTTCACCCTTCAACTGTCCAGCTACAGCGGCAGACAATTTTTTAGCAGATTCGGTCACAAAACGTGCCTTCAATGCTTCTAATTGTTTACGACCTTCTGCAACCAACTTAACCTTAGCTTCAACAACTGCTTGTTTGTCTTGTGAGAATTCTTTGATTTCACGTGCTAAAGCATGAACAATAAATTGCTCTAGCTTTTGCTGACTTTCTTTAGCAACTATACGGTCACTACGCAATTCTTTAATTTCTTCGGCTAGTTTAGTAACCATAAAGTTATTGAATTTTGTTGCTGACTCATGTAGTTTTTGTTGTGCTCTAACGCGGTCTTCGTTCATTGCAGCCTTCTCAGCACGAAATTCTTCAATTTCTTCTGATAAGCTGTCTGTAACCATCTTGTCAAGGGCTTCAACCATCACGATTCTGTCATGTTCATAACGTTGTGCGAACTCCTCGTGAAGTTCTGCACGAACTTGTTGGCGAGCTTCGTTTAACTTTGATTCCCATGCTTCATTTAACTGAGCACCGACTTCATCATTAATAAGTCCACTTTCAAGTAATGGCTTGATAGCATCAAACATGCTGTTTCCCCTTTATTTGATTTTGAGGTCTTTGATAAGGCGCATTACTTCCTCTTTCAAAAACTTCTCTACTTTTTTGTTACCCTGTGCGTCTTTTGCAATATCCAACAACTTATGACCATGCTTCATATTCATCATGCCTTCATAAATTGCTTTAGGATACGCATTTGGTGCGCTTGGTTGAGCAACAATATCCACAGTGACTATTTCAAAGTCACTCACTTTGCCGTCATAGTCATTCACGTTTCCGCTACCACGACTAGATACGCCTAGTTTCACACCCGAATCCAACATAGTAGCAACTAGTTGCCCCATTGGAGTCGGTAAAATCTTTAATTTGCCGAAGCCATTAGCACCGTCCATCCACATAGATGTAATCATATGTGATACACGGTCTAAATTAATCTTTAAATCATCTGGATGGTCAACTTCACCTAATACTGAATGACCTGTAGCAATCTGCTCGTTTAGAGTTTGAACAGCAGTTTCAATTTCGGAAACGGGGTAAACACGCTCATTTGCGTTCTTTACCCCGCCCTGAATGAAAATACCTTTCATATAAAGGCATTTTTTACTACCTTCACCTTCACTCTCGACCACCATACCGGCTCGGTCGAATGAAAGATGCTCTTTAAGATACAAAGCCATTGCTCTCAAATTCCTTAAATACGTCTTTTAGCAGGAGCCTTACGTGACTCTGCTACTGGGCTACGAACTTTACCTGCTTCGTCTTTAGTGACTGGCTTAGGTGCGGCTGTTAAGTCTGCATTGTTTTGTGCTGGTGCATTCTTCCAATTGTTAGCATCTTTTACAGATGATTCACCTTTAGAGTATGCATTGCTTGGTCCTTTTGGTCCTGTTGGGACTGATTCGCTAGCACCACTGAACTTAACTGGTCTGCTGTCCATTCCAGCTTGACCACTATTAGCGTCTACTGTGCTTTTGTTTTGAACACCATTGTCACCGTGAGTTACAGAAACTTTCTTCAATGTGATAGCTTCCATCATTGCATCTTCATCATTACCATCTTCTAAATCTTTTGTAAAGTCTTTACCGGCTTCTTCTGCTTCGTCATCAAACTCAGCATCAGTTTCGTCACCGTCGCCAGCCATGATATCTTCAAACTCAGCCATTAACTGGTCTAACTTATCTTCTAGGTCAACAACGCGGTCTTCTAGACCTTCTTCGCCGCCCATTTCGTCACCATACTCGTCATCTTCACCATCTTCGATGTCAAGAACTTCATCTTCTTCTGAATCGAACTCTAGGTCGTCATCTTCACCCTCTGACATACCGGTTTGTTCAACATCGATCTCGTCTTGTAGATCACCTACTTGACCGCCTATGCCTTCTCCCATTTCATCGTCCATCATTAAATTTTCATAG